ACTGGGAGAGGCTCGACCCGCTGTCTATGGTCATCGTTTGGCCCAGGATCGCTTTTGATATCTCCGAGTTGGCACGGTCGATGCGCTTGTCGTAGACGTTATAGGCGTCCTGGCGGGTGGTCTCCTTTATCTCGATGGTCGTACCCTCCGGCAGCAGCGCCCACCCTGCGGCGCCCATCTTTTGGAGCATACCGGAGATTCTCGCCCAATCCTCTCGGTTTTGGCTGGGAGTATAGCCTATGCGCATGGGCATACCGAAGATCTCGCCGAACGTGTCCCAGTAGGCTATCATGTTCTTTTTGCTCAAACACTGCGGCGTTACTTTCAGCAACGCACCCAGGTCGAACGGGTCGCCCACCTCGACGCACCAGTCGGCCAACTCTCCCTCCCGGTAGGGGATGCCCCTTTTGATGTCGCCGCCCACGTCTTTGGTGACCACGCCCGCCTCCGGCACGACGTGTTTGCGCGGCACCAGCACACAATTTTCAAAGCGCATGGTGGCGGCGCCCCGGTCGACAATATCGCCCAACTGGATAAGGGAGTGCCCCCACGTGATAAAGTCGAGCGCCAGGTTAAGGTATTGCACAAACCACTCGTTGTCAAAATAGCGGCTGGCCTTATCGTTCGCCTGGCCGTCTTTTCCCCTTATGATGTACTTCTTCTGGAGCGTTCGTCCCTTGCGCTGGGTGATGCAGCCCGTCAGATGGGCGTCGATAAGGGCTTGCGTGTAGCAGTCATATAGACGCGACCGGCGCGGTTCCAGCTTGTTGATCGCCGCCTGCCACGATTGATGCCACTCGCCCACATCCTTTTTTGTGAGGTTTTCGGTCTGCTGCGTAAGGTCGACGAGGACGCTTTGTTTGGCCGCCATTTGCTTGGCGAGCGCCAGCACCATATCATTTATGGCCTCGCCACCGGGGGCGGCGGGGGCGGCCTTGCCTCTGAAAATATCAATTAATCCCATTGCTAAACACTATTAAACGGGTTTCGACGGATAATTAAAGACTGTTTACCAGTCGTATTTTTGAGGGGGGATCGACCCCATGATCATCGGGAAGCCGTCGCCGCTGGTGCCGGTTGCGCCGTCGTCGGCGACGCTCTCCCTGGGTGGAAGGTTCGGCGTCGATTTTCCCGCGCCGACCAGTTTCAGCCAGTCCACGGCCTGCTGGTAGAGTTCGGCACGCTTGGCGCCCGCCATCTTCATCGGGAGCCGCTGTGCGAGATAGTACAGCGACACGTTGACGACAATTTGAACCAAATACGGGTTACGGTCGTCGCCCTGGGCGGCGTATGCTTTGGCCACGTCGTAGCGCACGCGCAGATAGCTGGCGACTTCTTCGAGTGCCGAGCGTTCGGCGCGTTCCCGGATCGTCTCGTCGGCGTTTTGCAGCACGGCCAGTTCGCGCTCGTCGCAAACCGTGGCGTAATCTTCTATCGTGATGAACATTCGGCTTATAAGTTTTCGCGTGTTACCTGTGCGCGGCACATATCCCCCCACGACGTGTCACGGTTCCAGTAGCCTCTGCGCTTCAAATCTTTGAACTCCGTTTTATTGATGACGAGCGGACGTTTGGCGTGCCGCACCACAATGTATTTGCGGCGCTCGGTGCGGTTCAGTTCATCACACTCTTTGAGCGCCCATTTGAAGCGTAGATAGTTGGCGTAGCCTCGGAAAAACTGAACGATGCCCCACCGGGCGAAAGGATTTTTTACCATGAGTTTGTCGTATTTGAACGCAGCCCGAACATGGGTGCGAAGGTTTCCGTTCTGGTTCGCTGTTGCAGTATGTATATTGCCCCCTCGTCGGCGTCCGGGGCGTCGTCGTGGCCGGTCATTCCCTTTTCAAAGGAGAGGGTTTGTTCTATGCCGGCCAACATATCGGGATCGTTGCGCTTGTCGGCGTTGTAGAACACGAACCCGCGCTCCCAGAGGGGCGAAATGCCCTCGATGCGTTGGAATTTGTCGGGCTTTTTGCGGCGGTCGGCGCGGATCGGGAGTTGGTAGCCCCGCAAGTTGCCCTCGCGCGTAAACTCGTCAAGGATTATGTCTTGTAAGAAATTCGCCTCGATGTAATATGACACCACCACGCCCGCGGGCAAACTCTCGTGCAGATCGTAGAACCACCGCACCATCTCGGTGATGGTCGTTTGCCTGACAAAGGCCGCGAGGTGGTGCAGTTCGTTACCCGTCTTGCCCCACAGTTTTATCGCCTTGTAGTCGCTTTTATCGGTGGCTTTGAACGACGGATCGCAATAGGCCACCAGCTGGTCGTATTTGTTCAACGGGAGCGGCTTTTTCCACCTGATCCACTCGGCTTTGAACACGGCCCCCTCGGTGATCGGGTTGTTCATCATCTCCTTTTGGAACGACCGGTAGCCCATAAAGCGCTCCTGCGCTTTGATCTCGTCCGCTGTCCACTTGGCCGCCCAGCTTGGCTGTCCCTTTTTGTCCCAGGCGTTGACCTTCGACACATGAACGCCATCGGTGGCGGCGATCCGCTCCAGGACACTGTTTTTGCCGATCAGGTTCCCCACCATTATAAAACGCCCGCGCCCACCGTCGAGCGAGCCGAACAACGCCTCTTTTACCCAGTTGGTAAGACGGTTCACACGGTCGGGGTTGTTGACCAGTTCGTCGTCGTCCAAGTCGTCGATAACGATGTAGTCCGGGCGGCGGGAGCGGTAGCGCAATCCGCGGGGCGACTGGCCGCGGCCACGGGCAAAGAACGCGCACCCGTCGGCGGTTACAAACTCGCCCTCCTGCCACGATCCCTCGTTTTTCTGTGCGCCGAAATCATTTATATAGCGCTGGTTAAACTCGAGTTCCGCCTGAACGTCGCCCAGCAGGGTGTTGGCGTTGTCCTGCGACTTGCCCACCAGCACCATAACGTTGAGTTGGCGCGGGGTCTGTATTTTGAGCCAAAGCGGTATAAAGATGTCGAAATGGGTACTTTTCGCGTGTCCCCGCGCCCACATTTCGACGCCCTTGTAGTTCGGGGTTTTCTTTACGCGGTTGGCGGTGCTGATGTGGAACGGGGCGCAGGGGGTGTGTTTTCCCGTTTGCGGGTTGACAGTGTAGTGTGGGAAATAGTAATCGACGAAAAAGGCATAATCCACGCGGGCGCGGGCTATACGCGCCTGTTTGTCCGCCGGGCTTTCCGATCGGTTCACGGGGGTACGGTTCTGCACGTTGTCGCAGTGCCGCCTCCATCTTTTGTATGCCTCTGTTTCGCCTGGCCGTGCCATTTATCCTTTGAGTTTCTCGCCCAACAGTTCGCTCACGTAGTAGTCCTGGTATCTGTTGATCGCTTTGATCAGTTCGGGGGTCAGTTCGGGATCGCTTTCAGCGCGGTATTGCAGCCACTTGCCGAAAGCGATAAAGACCTCGATAGCATCCACGACCGAGGCTTTTTTGTCGAGCCTCTCGACAATGGCCGCCATTTTCGAGAGCTTGTCGATAACCCCGGCGCTAATTATGCCGTCCTTATCCTCTTTTGTGTCCTTGTCGTTCAGCCGCTCTATTTCGTCGGCGATAGCCTTTAACAGGCGGTTGGCCAGTTCCGGACGGGTGATGGACTTGGCCGCGCGGCGTTCCGCCCATCCCCCGTCGCTAATCCATTTGTTTATGGTTTGGCGGGAAACGCCGACTTTCTCGGCTATCTCGCCCTGCGCCACACCATTCATGTAAAGCGCCAGCGCCCAATCTTTTTTATCGGCGGGGACGGTTGTTTTCTTAGTCATTCATACGGTCGGATTTTCACTGTTTACGGCGGGCTTTGCCCGCCTTTCGTGTGCAAAATTGCCACTTGCCCGCGGGTATTGAAAAAATAGTGTGGAAAATAGTAACTCAATTTGTTACAGCGTGAAATAAGGGGAATTTTTGCAGTTGTAAATCGCGGGGTGGAGCAGGTGGTAGCTCGTGAGGGTCATTTCCTCAAGGTCGGCGGTTCGAGCCCGTCCCCCGCAACAAAGCATTAGTGGTTAGTGTTACGCGCAAGCGGTTGCAGGGTGGCCACGCGCCACCCTGCAATTTTTGACAAACAAGTGAATGGCAGACAGTAAAGAGGTGGTCATCTCCACCGAAGCCCTGAACGGAGAGGGAACCCGCGTTATGACCGCGGGCATCGACATTTCGCAATATCAGCGCAACCCGGTGCTGCTTTATATGCACCAGCGTTTCGGCGACAGTATGCCCATCGGACGCATGGAAAATTTGCGTTTCGAGGGCAACAGGCTTTTGGGTACGCCGGTGTTCGACATGGACGATCCGTTCGCCGCCAAAGTAGCCAACAAGTGGAATAAAGACTTTTTGCGCATGGTCTCGCCGTGGTTCGAGATTCTGGAGACCAACGCGACGCCCGAAGTGCTTCTGCCCGGCCAGACCCGCGCCACTGTTACGCGCTGTAAACTGGTCGAATGTAGCATTGTGGACATTGCAGGCAACGACGACGCCTTGCGGCTCGCTTACGACGGCAAAGAGTTGAAGCTGGCGGGCGGCGCAGCGTCGGACGTATTGCCGCTTCTCAAATCCGAAAAAGACCCCACAGAGGGCGCAGATAACAATTTAGAAACCAAACCAAACGAGATGAAAGACATTCTTTTGGCGCTGGGGTTGGCAGAGACCGCCA